AATCACATCGATTCAATATTTTGATAATGAAAATGTTTCGAGAACTTTAACGGTAAGTGATTTTTACCTTTACGGCAATCAGGATAGGGCATGGATTAAAGCAAAGCCCGGGATTGTTGTTCCTGCGGTATTTGACCGGCTAGACGCTATCACGGTCACCTTTGTTGCTGGCTTTAGCGATACCTCTGCTGGAGTGCCCAATTCAATCAGGCAGGCAATGAGCTTGCTGATAAGCCATTGGTACGAAAACCCGACAGGTGTGGCGGCTCGTGAAACCGTATCAGAGCTTCCCTTCGCAGTTCAGAGCTTAATAAACACGAATAGAAAGGGGTGGGTAGCTTGATGAACCCCGGCGCGCTTGATCAGCTAATAACTATCAAGCGCGAGACTCGCACCAGTGATGGGATGGGCGGCGATACCGTTGCCTTAACTGATGTTGCGGCTGACCTATGGGCTCATGTCAGACCAAGAAGAGGAAGGGAACTGGCAACGCATGATCGTGTTGAAGCTCCTGCTATGTATTTGTTCAAGATTAGAAACCGCAGCGACATTAAAAACACCGATCGTATTGTCTGGAATGGCGCGACCTACAATATCAGAGAAGTCCTCACGGAAGGCACAAGAGCGGCTTATTTAGAAATCAACGCAGAGCGAGGGGTTACACAGTAATGGCTCGCAAATCATCCGTAACAAGCACGAGAGCGCGTATAAAGCTCCGAAGAATCTTAACCGAAACTGATGCCAGAATTAAGCCTGCCATGCAAGATGCGGCTAATGGTCTTATGCGAGAAGTGATTGCCCGAGTTCCTAGAGATACGGGAAACCTTGAAGACAACATTACGTCTTTAGTGGCAAAAAATGGGCTTACTGCACAGGTTGGCATTAGAGGAAAGAAAGCAAGAACCCGAGCATTTTATGCAAGGTTTTTAGAGTTCGGCACAAAGAATAGCAATGGCGGCACAAGAATGGCTGCACAGCCTTTTTTACAGCCAGCTTGGGACTATGAAAAGCCCAAAATAATCAGTCGTGTTGAGAAGGTTATTACTGACGCGGTTAAGAAGGCGCAAGGCTTATGAGCGATCCTTCGGTTGCCTTTCAAACTGCCGTTTATTCAGCACTAGACGCTGGGTTGTCAGTTCCTATTTATGACTCAGTGCCACAGGACGCGACTTATCCTTATGTGACCATTGACTATCAAGATTCATCAAGAGCGAATTGGCTTTCTGATCGAAAAGATCAAAAAATAATGTATTTCTCTGTCTGGTCAGATTACCGGGGACAGAAGGAAGTTTTAGAAATCATGGCCGAGCTTGACACCTTGCTCCATGATCAAAAATTCACTCTCTCTACTGGCCGAGTCGCGCAATCTCAGGTTTTGTCGAAGCGAACCAATAGAGAGTCTGATGGTGTAACTTACATGGGCCAATTGCGCCTGCAAGTTCTTTTAGAGTTTTAAAAACTAGCACTTTGGAGGTGCAATATTATGGCTGTTTATTCAATGGCATTCGCAACAGTTCACATCGGCACTACCGGAGCAGGTAGTACCTTATCAGAAATGGAAGCAGATACTTTTGTTCAGATTGGAGAGGTTCAATCTATTTCTGCCTTAACCGATACGCAAAACTTTTCCGCATTCACAGGATTAAGCACTGGACGCACGGTTCAGAGCAAATCCTCAAAGGCGGGCGATAATATAATGATCACTGTCGGATACGACCCTGATGATGCTGGTCAAATTGATTTGCGCGACGCGGCGGCTGTTACCACTCAGGCGGCTTACAATATGAAAGTTGTTTACAACGACCCTGCGGCTGGTAATGCAACAACTATCTTTTGGAGAGGCAAGGTTGGCAACGAGCAGTATCCTGGTGGCAGCGTTGAAGACATGGAATTGGTTGAGCACATGATAACCAATGACCAAGGCTTCATTGTGGATCTTAGAGCATGAGTCTAGGTCACGGCGAGGTAACTATCGAGCTGGGCGATACTATTTACGAGCTTCGCCCTACGCTCAAAGCGATGAAGAAAATCCAAGCTAGATTTGGCGGTTTACGCGGAGCGATGGAGGCATTGGGTCAGCTTAATGTCGAAACCATCGCGGCCATCATTTCTGCTGGCGCTGGATCTGTTCCGCGAGAATTGGGAGATATTGAAGAAGCCGTTTTCTCTCATGGCATCGCAGGCGCAACCGAACAAGTGGTTCCTTTTATCACCAAGTTGATGAATCCCAACGGTGATACGGAGTCCGAGGATTCTACTAAAAAAAAGTAGAAGGCGATTCTATGACCGAGGCTGAATACCTTGTTCATATATTCGGTGTTGCAACGGGCTGGCTTGGATGGTCGCCCGATGTAGCATGGAATAGCACAGTGCCCGAAATTACTATTTCAATAGCTGCCAAAATAGATTTTATCCAGATGCAAAACGGCGGCAAGAAATCAGAACCGAAGAAAAAAGAATCAAGCATGTCCTCGTTCATTTCAGCAATCGTTAAGCAAAAAGAGACTCAAGTACACGACTGAAGACTTTTTTAATTTCAATTCAGACTAATTTTATTTGGCCGCTTTTGTGGCCTTTTTTATGGGCGATGAAATATGGCAGACGTCAGTGACCTGTTACTTCGTATAGACGCGACAACCGAAGGTCTTCGAAAAGAGCTTAAAAGAGCCGAAACTGCTGTTAACGGCGGCCAAAAATCAATCGACGCCAATACCAAAAAGATTGACCAAAGTTTCACCTCGATGGGCGCGAACGTCAAAAAGGTCGTGGGCGTCATTGCCGTGGCGATGGGCGGCATGGCGATTGGTCGAAAGTTTGCCGATGTTGTTGTGGAGACTGAAAAGCTCAGAGGCTCTCTTACTACAATCACAGGCAGCGCCGAGAATGCTGGCAAGGCGTTTGATAAATTAACTGAATTTGCCTCACAAACCCCTTTTACTTTAGATCAATCTGTAAACGCTTTCATAAAACTAAAGGCTTTGGGATTAGACCCGTCAGAGCGCGCCCTTTTGTCATACGGCAACACTTCTTCAGCTATGGGTAAAGACATGTCCCAAATGATAGAAGCCGTGGCTGACGCTTCTACGGGCGAATTTGAGCGACTAAAAGAGTTTGGTATCAAGGCTAAGTCTCAGGGCGATAATGTTTCTTTTACCTTTCAGGGCATAACCACCACAATCGGTAAAAACGCAGGAGAGATACAGGCATATTTAATGGGCATTGGCGAGGTTCAGTTTGCTGGCGCGATGGAGGACCAAATGGAAAGATTGCCTGGTCTTTTAAGCAACTTACAAGATAATGTCGATGGCCTATTTCGCAAGATGGGAGACACCGGTGGGATTAATATTTTTGGCGCTGGCATTACGGCGGCCAGTGGCGCGATTCTTTACTTTACTGAAAACCTAGAAACAATTGGAACGGTAGTTGCGGCTGTTGGCGCAGCGCTTTCTGTAATGATTGCGCCTACAGTGATTGTGGGAGGGATTGGGCTTGTTGTAAAGGCTGTTCTTGCTATGAACGCAGCTTTTTTGGCTAACCCCATAGGGCTGATTGTTGCTGCCTTAGCTGCTGCCGCCGTGGTCATATATAGAAATTGGGAGGATATAACCACTGCCGCATCCACCGCAGCGGTCAATGTCCAGATTGCTTGGGAGAAGCTAAAAGTCTATCTAATGGAAACCTTTCCGGCAACCCTAACGGCTGTGGCAACAATATTTAACGCCCTAAAAGATGTTGCGGTTGCGGTTTGGGGGGCAATCGCCACGGCGATAGATGTTGCAAGCGTTCCAATAAAGGCGACATGGGAGGCAATTAAAACTTTCGGATCAAACGCCGCAATTAGCATTGAAATTTCATGGGAAACTTTGAAGCTTTATTTATTAGAAAAATTTGCAGGCGCTCTCGGGACGGTAAGCGGGGCTTTTGTCGATGTACAAAACAAAGCTATTGCCACAATGACTGCAATAGCTGCGGCGGCAGCAAGCCCACTTAGCGCCATCAAAACTTTTAACACCACTTTTGAAACTACCCTTACAAAGCTGAAAAATGCCGACACCAATACGGGCACTTTCAATACCACGATAGGCGAATCAAAAAGGCGAATAGTTGCGCTAGAAGGCAAGCTAGTGACCCTAAAAGACACGACAGGAGACGTTGAAACAGCCGTGGGTGATGCTGATGTTGCTCTTTCCGACTTCAAAACGGTAGTCGATAATTCGGCCACATCTACGGGCGAGCTTGACGGGAAGGCTATCAGCTTAATTACCAGCCTTAAAAATGAAAAAGACGCCTTGGGACTAACATCCACACAGATAGGAATAAGAAACGGCTTACAGACAGCAGGGGTGACTTCTACCAGCTTACTAGGAAAGGAGATTGTTGCGCTCGTGACTGAAATAGACAAGGAAAAAACAGCGCTAACGAATGCGGCGACCGAGGCTGCGGCTTTAGAAAAAGCTAACGATGAAGCTGCTCGGGCGGCAGAGGAAGCATGGGGCAGAACTCACGATTATCTGTCCACAACCTTTGTCAATATTATGAACAACGGTAAAGGCGCTTTTAGCCAGATAGCTGAAGCGTTTACTGGAATGATCAAGCGCATGGTTGCTGAATGGGCGGCATCTAAGCTGATGAACTTGGTCGGATTTGGGGGCACAGCATCAACCGGCGCAGGAAACCCTATCTCATCAATTCTTGGCTCTATTGGGTCCAGCGTAGCCTCAACCGCTGTTGGCGGCTCAATCACATCGGCACTAGGTCTAGGCGCGGCAGGCACAGTAGCCACGCCAGCAATAGCGGCTGGTATGACCTCGGGAATGGCAGCGGCGGGAGCGGGGACAGCGGCAGCGGGATCTGGCGCAGCGATGGCTGGCATGACTTCAGGTATGGCGGCACAGGGTGCGGCGGTAGGCGGCACAGGAATAATGGCAAGCATTGGATCTGGAGTTTCTGCGGTAGGTTCTGGCCTTGCATCTGCGGGATCAGCGGTAATGGGCGCGCTTTCTGCCGTTCCTGTTTGGGGGTGGGCATTAGGAGGTGCTGCGCTACTTGCCAAGGTTCTTGATGATAGCGGCACAATGTCTAGCAATGCTGGAATGCTTACTCAGGATTTGGGCCACGAAGGAAGTTTTGGAATTGATCCCTTTGCAAGTGGCGCACAGTTTACTGGATTTTCGAGAAGATCGGACCAGCAAGGCGCTACGGACAATATCGATGCTTTTAGAGAAGTTGACGCTTATCTTTCAAATATCCACCAGTCTATAGCGGGAACAATGCCAAGCCTTAATGCTTCCGACTTCATTGGATACGATGAAAAAGGCGAGGGGCGCGGGGCTTTCTTTGGATCGGCTAGCGAGGAAGGTGGTAGCGATGGAACTCCAATGGCTGATCAGTTAGCCAAGTTTGCCTCTCGATGGGTTGAGCTTTCTGGCGCGCAAATGGGCGCGAGCAGAGAGTCTATTGATCATGTAATAGGTAACGGTTCCTCTGTTGCTGAAATACTATCAAGGGCTGGCGCGCTAGGCGTTGACGGCTCTCACTTTAACGGATTAAGAAGGGTTCCTTTTGACGGATATAGAGCGGAGCTACACAAGAACGAGGAAGTTTTAACGGCTAACGACCCTCGCAATTCAAACAGCGGCGGCGAGTCTGCCGGAATGCTCAACGAAATGCGGAAAATTGCTGCCAGCGTAAAAACAACAGCGGACTTGCTGATACGGGTAACTCGCGACGGTAACGCACTTGTAACGGAGACCGCGTAAATGGAAGTAATACCTCCAATTGAGATAACTGACACAAGGCTTACCAGCACCACGATACCCGAAGAGGTTGCCGCCACTTATGCAGGTGGTACGACTTATGATGATGAGGCTCTAGCGGGCTTAGCTTCGGTCTATGGTGCGGCCCAGATTGTTTGGCGATCATTACAGGCAAGCAATACCGGAAACGCTCAAAGCGAGGGTGCCTGGTGGACAAAGGCGGGCGAGGTTTATCCTGTTTACAATTCTGGTTCATCTTGTGATATTGGCGGCATTGTTACTGACCTTTCCACTCACTCGCTTTATGAGTCTTTGGTCGATTCAAATACGGGCTACGCGCTCACCAATACTGAGAAATGGAAATACATCGGAAAGACTAATCGATTTAAGATGTTCGATTATAAAAGGAATCAGCGCTCAACTGCGCTAGGTGCGATTACGGTTGTTGTTACCCCCGATAAGCGAATTAACTCAATTACCATAAAGGGAATTATCGCAAATTCTTATTCCTTAACCATTACCAGTGTCGGCGGTGGTGGGACCGTCTACAGCTCTAGTGGCACTCTTAATACTCGGGTAACGGCCAACTGGTCTGATTATTTTTATGGCGAATTCACCACAAAGTCCAGCCTAGCTTTCTCTAACATCCCTCTATTTACTGACGCAATTATCACTCTTACCTTAACCGCATCATCTGGCAATGCAAGCGTTGGCTCTGTGGTCATAGGCACGGCTGTGTATCTTGGTGAGACACAGCAATCGGCATCTAGTGACATTCTAAATTTCAGCTCGGTTGATCGAGATGTAGATGGTAACGCAATCTTAGTTCCTCGCAGGAATATACCAAAATCAAGGCAGCGCGTATTAACTGAAAAATCGAATGTAGCAAAAGCGATAAAGATTAGAGACGAGCTGAACGCAAGTCCCGCTATCTGGAATGGGCTAACCGACTCTACAGATGGATATTTTGAGGCGGCTTCGATTCTAGGCTTTTACCGAAGCTTTGAAATAGATATGAGCATGGCTGATTTAGCAATCATTAGCATCGAACTAGAGGAAGTTTAAATGAGCATCACCGAAGTAATACCAAGTCTTGGCACGGTTCCAACAACGGCAGATCCTGCTAGCTTTGATGCGCGAGCCGATACATTGCTTGGCACAGCTTTACCGGCTTTCAGGGATGCTTTAAATATTTTTGCAACACAGGCAAACGCCTTTGAG